ATTAGACTTTCTACCCGCTATCGCCATACCGCTTGCTATAGGTACACCTTGGCCTAGTGAGCCCGTAGATGCCCAGATTCCGGCTTCTTCATCGTAGTGTGGATGGATACCATGCTTCTCAAGTAAAGCCTCGGCATCCTTTAAGTACAGCTTCTCCAAGATACAGTAAAGTGCCAGTCCTGCATGGCCGTTAGACAGGATAAACGGCTCCTCTAGCTTTTTGACCTTATAGATGTTGTCTATCATGTTAACAGCCGTTAAACACGAGGACAGGTGCGAGAGCTTATGCTTGTAAGCTATATCTATAATTCTTCTCTCCAACTTTGATAAGGGTCTATCCATGATTTACCACCATTTCCTGTATTGATTGCTCTAAAGATTTCTTTGGTAACCAGCCATAGCTCCGGCTTCTGAAGTTAGCTGATACCCAGTCAGTTGTATCGTATGAGCGTAGTCTATCTACTGGATTGATATTAGCTTTCTTGCCGGTTACTTTCTCAACTAGCAGTCTAACTTGATCGTTGGTATAAGTCGTGCCGGTTCCTAGCTCATAGATTCCCTTAGCTCGGTGTTTAGATAGATTCATTATCCCCTCGGCTACATCATCCACATCGATCCAGTCGTGGACGGGTTCAGCTACAAAGTCCATCTTAGTTCCATTAAGGCATGAGTCAATTAGTTTAGGGATTAGATGATCTGCCAGGTCACCCACACCTGTGACTGAGAATGGGCGAATGATGGTAATGGGTGCATCGTACTTCTCCATATAAGCTAACAGGATGTCTTCCGCAGCCGCTTTGGTCCTGGAGTACATCGTCTGACGCTTGAGTCTGACGGAGGAGGTAGAGATAAAAACAAAAGATTCGATATGAGAGTTGAAGTCGGTTTGGTTTAAGATTGTGATTAAGTCAGTGACATTGGCCTTGACGATCTTGTCGGGTTCAGTATGTGAATATATATTGCCGTAGGTTGAGAGAAAGAAGAATCTGTCAAAGTGATCTAGTTTGATAGTGTCTATCTGATCGTGGGGAATAGGAGAAAACTTACCTATCTTATCGGCTAGATGGGAACCTAGAAAACCCAGTCCGGTAAGGTACGTTAGTGATTCGTGCTTCATATTTGGTTGCTGTGTTACTGTCAGTTGCTTAAGTTGAATATATCACTCAACTAGTGGATTGTCAAATTTATTGCAATGCTTCTAGATCAGTAATTAGTTGATTGATATTAGATAAGTGTTTATTAAGATGAGTTACTCTTTTATTTAGAGCTACTAAATCAAGCTGTTGCTGAAGAGGCGAAAGCGCTATCCCTGTATCTGGGTCAAATTGTGTTACTTGAGCATAATATCCACCATCAACCTTTGATAATGTTACCGCATTGGCAGTTTTTAACTGTTTATATTTTGTTTCGTCCATAACCCTCCTTTCTTTATAAGATAGTTGTAGCTACCTGCCCGATCACTTGCCAGTTAGAGGCATCCGATTGAACCGTTATAGCTTCGTAGTTAGCAGATAGAGGAAGACTTGTTACCCCATCAATAGTCTGGGAGTTGGTAGTATTAACCGTAATTGCATTTGAAGCATCAACCCGCTTAATAATAAATTTAATACCTGCCCTTAATGTAGCATCAGGGAGGGTAATCGTTGTACCCACGCCACTAGCAATAATTGTATGATCGCCGAATCCTGGGCCATAATTAGAAGTTTTTGAGGCAATCGGATAAGTTATACTTTGCTGAAATGCACTTCCACCAATACCATACATAATAAATTGATTACCTTGACATTGAAATTGCAAATCGTAACCTGTTCCTCCAAAACGAGTAAAGTATTGTGAACCCGATCCTTTTTTGAATCTAAAGTCATCGTCACATCTAAATCCTCCGTTGGCAACATAGAAACGCGCCCAACTATCGGGATCGGATGCTGCACCAATCGCAACCGTTTGATTATCTCTCGCATTTAAAATTACATTTGATCCACCAGAATCATAAATGGTTAAAGCATTTGTGGTTGATTGATCAGGGCCTTTAATTACCAAGGCACCCGTCATGGTATCACCAGCCTTGTTAACAGGCGTATAACCCAAAGCTTTTTGGACGGCTGTTAAGACTCCAGTAAGTGCATCAGTTACAAATGGCATCAGGAATATGACAGCGAGGTATGATTGTCCCATATTTGGGAAAAGCCCGCTGACCCTCCGGCATACTGCACCGCTGTGGGATTAGAGTTTGTGTCATAGGTAATCTTTTTAATCTGCCATACTGCGGCACTGGTGGCACTTCCGGGGCTGGCAATACCGACATAGATCGGATTAGTTCCTGATACATAGTCAATTTCGGTGAGTAACGATCCAGCGGGCATCCTCTGTAAGGTTTGACCATCATATCCAACCAACTCGACTGTATTTTGGTTGAAATCTTTATCGAACGATAGGTTGTCCATCTCCTGGGTGGACATGTTGATCTTATCAGGATTAGCCATAGAGTCTCCTTAAGTTAGTACGCCTATCATCAGTGGATTTTAGAAACTTAATATAATCAGCTACAGTTTCAACTCTAATGACTGCACGAGGTTCGTTTTTAATATTGACCAGCTTTTCAATCTTTGAGATGTAATCTTTAATACTCTTAGTATCGTTAGGAATCTCGCCTGCTTTTATCTTCGCTCCAATGTAGTCGTCAATGGCTTCAATCTCTTTTGGAAAACCACCCTGAAGTTCGGCCCAATGCTCACCTAGACCAAAGTAATCAACTAGATAGGGCGTACCATGTTCTACTGAGTAGTCAAGATATGGCACTTCCACCTTAGATGAACCGTCTTGGGTCGGTGTAGTGCCTTGTGGTGTTGGTGTAGGAGCTGGTGCTGCTACCTGAGTTTTAAATACTGTATCGCTCATTTGTGTTTAAATATCCTATCCCAATCTTCTTGTGATATATCTAGCGCAAAGCCTATCTTGCTACTGCCTGTACCTGCTTTGTTCTTCCTATCAATCATATCGTGCTGTATATCCCGCACGTTCTGAATCCGCCCAGCTTGACGCTCGGCAATCATCTTGCGTCTGGCTGATGTTACCCAGCCGTCTGACTGTTCCTTGCGGATCTTCTCCCCAGCCTGATTAATCAACCTAATCTTTTTAGGATCTTTAGTTGTCGCTAAATCTTTCCTTAATTCTTTAATGTCTGCTTGTCGTCCAATATCTGCCATATTAAGTCTCTATCGGCTCCCCATAGGGCTGAAGAGCCGATATGTATCCCTTTCTAAGCTGACGCCATCGCTGCCCGTAACACCCAATTTGGATTGAGTATTTTAGTCGCGTACGCGCCGGCCCAAGAAATGTAAGACACCCGTCCCGCTGGAGATGCTGAGTCTACCTGATTCGGTAGAACATACAACTTCGGTTGGTCGGTATCCAAGTCATAGATTCCGAAAGCGTTATCACCATGAACGTAAGTGTAGTATCTAGTCACACCAGATGATGCGGTAGATGCTGCTTCAGTTCCAGATGATGTATCTTTGTTGAGTAACCATCTAACTTGGTAAAGTTCTCCCATTTCACCTGTATACAGGCCGTTGTCTTTCTGGACGTAAGTATGAGCGTTAACCCATGTCGTATCGCCCAATAACTTGTATTTAGAATAAGGATCAGTTTTACCGATAAATAAACCATCGGCGTATGCCATTGCTTTGTTTAGCTCAAGCGTCTGAACCATTAACCTAATGTTACAAGCGTCTAAGACGTCACCGGCTGTGAATGAGGCCACGTTATGCCCGTTGGGGTAGTACGCAGTTCCATTTTCCAGCTCAGTTCTCACTAACCTGTTTAAGGTTTCTCCCCATGTTCTGACCTACTAACGAGATCTTTTCCTTCATCGCTGAATCGATTGAAACGGTTGTTAACAATCGTCCATGAGTCGTGGTTAGACCATAGTCTGATAGGGTCATAGCTACTGTTGAAGCATTAATCGGACACGTTACCGGATTAGAAGCCTCTCCTAATGGAGAAGTAATAATCGTTAACGGATTATACCGAGTAAAGTTCACAGTTCTACCCGAATTTGCTGGATGAGTGCGGAGTTGTCCACCCTCTTTCAACACAAACTCGTATTGAGCCCTTGCCAAGAACACCCTCTCGTAATCAATTCTGTTACCACTCTTACGAGCGAGCTAGATATTTCTACTAGCTTCTGCAAGTCTTCCTTGCAGTTCGGACTATCGCTTCATCCTATTTCTAGGAGCCAATCACTTAGTCTCTACGGGCGTAAAATTAAGATATTCTTGTTGTTTTCCTCTTAACCAACTTCCTCTTTTATGGTTTTCAAGATAGTTCAACAATTTCTGACACCTTAACTTTTTTTCAGTTAAGTGTGGAATTAAAGCTGGTAATAAGTTTTTAAGATGTTGCTGTCTCCAGACCTCTATCCTAAACATTTTCTTATTGCTTTTAAAAATACCTGGTTTATATCTCTTATCAAGTATCTTAGCTTCAACCCCATCGTCATTATATTGATTGATTATTCTAACGCATTTTTCTAATAGGTCTTTATCGCTCCCTATTATATGGATCATGTGAGTTAAGAATCCTCTACCATTCAAGTTGAATGTTATAGAACCTTCTCCATCTATAATCCCTGCTAACCAACCAATATCTTCTGGTTTTACTTCCCTCGCGGTTACCCCTTGCATAATAGTAAGTTTATCATAACATTACTATACATTCAAGTAGGGCTTTCCCCGATTTCAGATTAGATTTTTAATGTACATTACTGTCCATTGACGCATTTTAGGTTTACGTCATAACCTCTTGGGAGAGGTTAGAAGTCGTAGAGGTATTTGCATCTGTAAAGTCGATGCCTTGACCTATTGCTGCCATATATTATTTATAGTCGCTAATCTAAAAACTAACGACTAAGTTGTCACCGCCCTTCTGCCAAGATTTAGCTAATGACGATCCCTAGGTCGGCTTCTAGCTCTGCGATTGTTTTATCTTTCGCAGCTTTCTCTGGCTGTCTAACGGAATTAGGTCTTAGAGCGGCCCCTGATACCTGTTTGGCGATATTCTCAGTAGCCTGTCCTGCCTCCCGTTGTGCTGCCCCGGCAAGGGATGACATAAGCCGAGAAGTAAACTTCTCAACCGATGCGGAGTAAGGATTACTTTTTACATAAGCCTCGACTGCCTCAGTCACAGTTTCGGATAGCTCTCTATCAAAAGAGTCGGATTCAGGATTTAACTGAGGGAACTTGTCCACCACTCTACTGGCTTCAGAATTTATGCGATTGATAGCTTCTGACTGGCGTTGCCTAAGTTCGGCTCTGCTGTCAGCCGTTTGAAGTATCCTCTGTTCACGTTCTCCAATCCTTCGATTGAGTTCGTTAACATCGATCTCCTCGCCCGGTGCTACTATCGGTTCTTGAGGGTTGTATTGGGATGCAGTCTGTTGCTGTCCCTGATTGCCCACTGGGCTCGTCAGTTCCTCAAGTTTCTGTTTCAGCGATTTGGTCTCTTCCTCCGCAGCTTTCGCTCGTTGGTTAAGCTCTCTAATCCGTCCATCGGCCCCTTTTTTGGGCTCTCCGCCTGTTTCAGTAGTAGACTCCTGTGATGCCTCACGATTGTCTTTAACCTCCTCAGGTGCTTGTTCTGCTACCGGCGTAGTATCAAGGTTTGCACCCTCTTCGTTTAACGCCTTTTTTTGGTTGTCGTCCAATTAACTCACCTGCCTCCTCACACCGATTATGGATCGTGCGATGTTGTCCCAAGTCTTTTTGTTAAAAGCTTGTACCTGGATACTTACTGCCTTATCAGTACCCAGATATAAGATTTCAACGTTCCATTAGAATCGGCTCACCTTGTTTGTTAAACCCAACCAACATCTTATCCATGCCAATCCAAATTGCGTGCGTAAGATTGCAATCCTTACAGACAAGGTATGGGCCTTGCTGCCGCCACTCGTGATGATCCTGCTCTTCAAACTTAAAATCCGGCTTCTCAAAATTAAGTCGTTCACTCTCAGCTTCGACTTCATCGTCTGTCTCTTCATCGAGATCATTTGTCGGTTCCATTGGCACTTTCACAAGCTTCCCAAGCATCCTGCACTTTCTGCAGCTGCTTATTGATGATCCCTTTGGCTAGGTTGATGACTACGGCGTTACGTCCGATCTCCTCAAACGGTAAACCCTGAGCCATAGCTGTCTCTGTGCCATGATCTAAGTCAGATAATAACTCATTGGTGAACTGTTTGAATACCCTCCAACCACCGCTTTGAGATAAGGCATACAGTAACCGCTCATCATCACTAGCACCCGATTTAGCGGCCTTGTCATCGGCCATAGACGGCAAGCTGGAGAAGAAGTTAGGCTTGAGGGCTGATTGACTCATCTTTAAAATCCTCCTCGTCTATGCGGCATTAACGGCTGAGGCTGTTGCATTGGTTGTGGCCCTTGTGGTGGCTGTGGGCCTTGCATCTGAGGCGGCATACCCGGCATACCTTGAGGCACGCCTGGCGGCATCTGTGGCTGTTGACTCCAACCTTCTAAGTGTGGATCAGATAATGGAACTGTCGGCATGACTGGCTGGACGAACTGGGACGGCTGGAAGCCGGCATCTGATTCCGCTTGTCGCTGAATGTCGGGCGGTAGATCTTTGTAGTTCATTCTTACCTGCTCCGCTAGCGTACCCTTAAAGTTAATCGGGCCATGAGGCATATTCTCCTGTGGCTGCTGGGCTTGCGGCATCGGCGGTACATTGCTCAAGCTCTGGCTCTGAGCATCTTTGAGTACACCCTGGAAATGTTGGGCGTGTTGAGTCAGCATATTATCTGCCTGCTCCTGCATACTCATATCGACAAGTATCTTCTCCCATGAATCGATACCTGAGTTGGCAACAATACCCTTGAACAGTTGGCCAAAGTCGAGCTTGTAGTTGTCCTCTTTTAGTTTGTTATCAAGTAAGTTACCAAACGGCGGGACAAACGACTTAAAGTACAGCTGCATCAATGCTTCCAGGTTCTGCTGCTGGGTCTGGGCATCTGTCGCAAAGGTTGAGCCGGTCACAATCTCGTAATCATAGAGTGATGAATCCTTACCCTTCTTAACTGTCAGTTGTCCGGACTTCTCGTTATACATATCCTTGATCTGCGGGTAGTCCTTAGCGATTAAGTCGATCTCCTCCGGGAACATCCTAAATGATACAGCGGCTGACTGCTTCTTAGTCATAAGGTTAATCATCTTCTTAACGGTGCGTCTGATAAACTCCTCCATGTAGAACTTGTCGGCGTTGTCTCTGGTATTTTCTCTAGCGGCCTGCATCTGTAGGGCTTGCGGGGTTTTACCCAGTTGAGGATTGGTAGTCGCTGCAATGCTAGTGTCTGATTGTCCAAACAAACTCTGGATCGCTCCAGCGGCTACCTGGTGTGTATTGTTAAACGTTTCGACTCCCTTAGGTGACAAGTTAACAGGCGAAGCCACGTTAGTGACATTATTGCGACCTAACCACATCGCACCAGGGATAGGTTTCAAACTTGAGAAGGATGCTACATTATCCTTGTTGATAATCATCGGCGGGAAGATCGACATCTTGAGCGCATCCATGTAAAGATTCCATGTACCATTAATGACCATCTGCATCGAACCACCTCGTTCTATATCACCCATACCAAAGAAGTCATCAAGTAAGGGAATCGAGTATTTGTTCTCAACTGGCAGTTCGCCATTATCATGCGGGTTCTTCTGATCTCGAAACTCCATGTCAGCATCGACACAGATATCAACCCATCTGTCACGCTCGTATCTGGTCAGTACCTCAAAGTAACCCTTCTTAGCCTGCGGCTGCTGCCTAGATGGGTACTGGGATTCTTCACGTTTGCCAATATCATCGGGGCTACGATTCTGTTTAGTCCCGGACATATCTTTGAGCTTGGCAATAATCTTTGAGATGTTCTTATATCCAGGCTGTCCGACTAGGGATTCAAAGAAAGATAGTGAACGCCAGGTTCTGATGATGATCTGGTCTGAATCGTCAAGGGATACAGCTCCCGGTTGTGGGAATACATCACGCATGTTGAGGAGCCAGAAGTCCGGCCCGACATAACCATTAGGTTTAACGTCCTGATCGATCAAGATGAAGAAGTTACCGTACACGTTGGAGTAGATATCAACCATCCGCATCTTGGTTAGAAAGTCAAACTGAGAGTTAGCATTGGGGATGACGTACTTATCAAGTAATAGGTTCTTGAGTCTGGCATCTCCTACGTCAGTGGTGGACAAACCTTTAACCTTACCCATTGGCAGACGGTTCATAACTCTGTATGCCCGCTCAATCGTCAAAGTGGATAGCATCGGGTCAAACACCTGTGATGTCCCACCCTCGGATACTAGATCATTGAGTTGGTTGTGGAATAGCTTTTCGGCGTTATCCCACATGATCCGTTTAACTTTTAAGTTGTCAAACGCTGTCTGCTTATCGGAGATAATTTTACTGGATAGATCAGACATAGCTGGTTAGCACATGATAATCTATTTAGGGTATCAAGTGTCAAGGAAGAGCTACTGCATACATCCGGCCACATCTGTAACGTCATTAACGTAATATTTTTGTCGACCATAATAATCCCAGTACCTAGGAATAGTAAGTAAACATGTATCCTCTTGTGATTTAACCTCTAACAGTTGATTATATTTAGTATCTTTATCAGCTAACGCCGTATCTTTATCGCCTAATATCTGGCTATACCATAGCACTGTAATAAACAATATAAATGCCATTACCCATATTATAATTAATTTCGTCATATTCTTTATGCGTTTATCCTATGCGCATCCCAGTACCATACCTGACCCAACCATACCTCACCCAACCGGACATAGCCAAACCGTACCGGACCTTACCTTACCTTACCATTAAATCCATACCTTACCAAACCCTACCGAACCCAACCCGACCTAACCTAACCGTACCAAACCGTACCTGACTAATAAATCCATACCTTACCTAACCACACCCGACCCCGCCAAACCGTACCATACCGCGCCAAACCTAACCTCACCACTAAGTCCTTACCTTACTAGGCTAGATCTGGCCTGCCATACATAACCAGACCTAGCCATTCCCTACCAAACTATTAAATCCCTACACTACCTTAGTAAACTCTGTGACTTCAAACCTGCCATAGCGAGGTCTATAGTCACCAATACCGACATAAGTACCTGCGTACTCAAGTACGTCCTGAATATCACGAGCGTTTGCCCTATCGTCAATACAGACGAGTTCAAACTTAAGTGACCATTCATCCATCCTAGCTCGTGGCTTCATGATCCTTGCCCGTTGTATCACTACTGGGCGTCTATCAGTTACATAAGCCTGATTTAGATGTACGATCTGAAGCGGATTGATAAACACTCCGGCCTTCATAACATCCTTAAAGGTTTGTTTACCTTTTAACTTGAAGTTTGATCCTGACTTAACCATCGCTCCGATTAAGTGATCGGCTGGGCTATAGATCTCCCCGTTATCAGTTCGATAAAGTGATTTCTCTGTTTGCTCTTCACTTGAACCAATAGCAGTGCGTGCTTTACTAACACCCTCAAAGTTCTCTTCGTCTGGGTATCGGTTAAATAATAACGGTGCAACACCCTTGATAGTTACATTAAACTTTAGCATCGCTAACGGTATACTCAGGTAAAGACTTCTTAATGATCGACTTAACCTCTTCAGAGTTAGACGCCGTGCTTTGAGCCACTGCAAACTTCAAAGCATCGGTTGCACGTTCTGAATTCAGTACTTTAATATGACCTGTAAAGACTTGTAACACTGCTGCTACAAAATCCTTGTCGTGTACTTCTCCAGCATTAAGAACGTAGTTTAACTCCTGACACGCTTTGTCAAACAACGGCCTAGTCTTAGTTGATTCTTTTGTTTTAGTATCCATTTTTCACCTCCTCTCTAATTAATTTACTAGTAGCCTCGTGATCTTAAATACTGCTGATTCTGCATCTGTAACATCTCCCAATCACCCTCGTCAATGCTAGGCTTATTGGACGCTATGGCATATCTAACAGCATCGAGTGAATGATTGCCAAAGTCCTGCGGCTCATTGATGTTAGTGCCGTTCTTATCGGTCAACCACATATACTGCTCATACTCTTTCCATAAGTTAAGACTGCGCTTAGTCACACTGATACGCTGATCCTGAACGAACGAGATACCATGTCTTACTGAATCCTTACCCTTATCAACCGCTAGGATAGAGATGCCGTACTGGTTGATCTCCTCTATCGATTTAGGTTCGGCACTGTCGGCCATAACTAAGGCTTCAGGTAGGTTCTTCAGTACATCGGCTAAGTCTTTATTACTCATCCCCTTGCGATAACATATCTCATCTAGGATATAGCCACCGTTGTACTCATAGATTGCCACAATCGCTGCCGGATCGTTAGTGTAACCAAAGTCTAGGCCATATCTGATTAGTCTAGCTTCATAAGGTATCTCTTCAACATCACCCCGCCAGCCGGTATAGATTCGCCCCTCTAGTACACCTAATTGACCTTCACCATAGACTTTCCACCAATTGATATTACTTCGCCTGGATTCGATTGACTCAATGATGGCCGGAGCTAGAGCGTCATTATCTTTGTAGGTAAGAATGATGAAGTCAACTCCAGGCTTATCCTTAAGCTCAGTGTAAAACCAAAACTCACTAACTGGATTCCAGTCAAGCCAGATAGTCTTATTGGTTCTAATCTCTAGCTGGGTATATGTTTCATAGCTAACATTGTTGGCCTCATTGATGAATAGAATATCACGTCTTGGCCCTCTGACCTTATCGGGCTGGTCTGCGCTGAAGAACTCAATCTTTGATCCAGTCGGAAAGGTATAGATTGCATCCGTCTTATTCCAGCAACTATCCTGGTAATAGTGGTGCTGTTCCATCACACTTAAGAAGTCCCGCATTGCTCCACGTTTTAGGTGTGGAAAGGTAGCCGATACCACGCTCAGTAGTTCGCCTTGGTTCTGCTGTGCCCGCTGTATGAGCCATAACAGAATGGATATCGTCTTAGAGGCTGAAGTACCACCTGCCACGCCTCTGACTCTAGATCTTAACTCTAGTATTTTATCAGTAGCAGTAGTTCGGATATATGGCATTATTCCACCTTAGTATCTTTACCCAAGATCGGCATCACTATCATCTTGTCAATGTTGACTGTATTGGAGTCTGATAACTTACCTTTAACTTTATAACCTAGTTCTAAGTAGCCTTTTATGGTTGAATAATCTTTGATCTCTCCTGTCTGGTTCAGTAGGGGAAGTAATAATTTTTGTTGCCTTTAGTCCTTCTTGATGTACCCTTAATAATTGCACATCCGGTAAAACTTCTTCCATTAGTTGTTGCCAAGATTTAGTCTTGGTCACTTGTTGTGGATTTCTAGCAGTGGTTTTAGG